TTCGCAAAGCTAGAACGCGCACGTAACATTGCCCAATCAGAATACTTAAAAGCCGTAGACGATAGCATTAGTCTGTTAAGCAAGTCTATTGATGAAGGCGTTGATTTAAACAAAGAATCGCTTGGTAGAATAACAAAAGCATTTAATGCATTTGATCAAGGCGCAAAGAAAAACTTCACGGCTGTTGATGACATGTTGTCGCAAATTCAAAAGCCAATCACCATTAACGGTCAGACTGTCGTAAAAGAAGGCGGTCAGTTAAAACTGTTTGATATTCGTAGTTTGCGTGGCGACATGCAAAATTACATGGCAGAGATGCGTAATCTCGCAGACCCCGCTGCACAACAAATCGACGTGTTTATGCGCTTGGCACAGGATGGCAATAAGATGTCATTTTCTGACATGGCTATATTGCGCAAAGGCATTAACGATACCCTGTACTTTGGTGGACCCATTTCTACAAAGGCGGCAAACGTACTAGACGGCATGCGAACACAGATTGACGACATGATGGATGGCGTTAACATTCTTGATGATATTCGTGTGGGTACAGGTCAGCTAACACCTGATGAGAAAAACATACTTAAAGCAGCAGCAAAGCAACGTAATTTTGCTATAAGCGATTATCGCAAAGGTATGCAGCGGTTTGAGAAGTTGTCCGACTTTGGTATTATTCGTAATGTTAAAGATCTAAAAGAATTAGATGGCTATGGTCCAAAAGCTATTGCTGATCAGTTTTTTAATAGAATTGTTCGGGATGATTCCCCGGATCGTATTAAAGCTGTTTTAGAAGTTGCAGAGAAGCCGAACGAACTACGCGATATGCTGGCTCGTCGCTACATTGACGATGCGCTGGAGACTGCTGGTCGTGATCCCTTGAATCCAGAAGTGTTCAACGGCAAGTCTTTTGCCAGCCGTATTAGTAAGCTGAAGTCTTCTGGTCCAGAATTGTTCGGGAACGAATGGGGTGAAGTCCAGCGGCTCGCAAAAGTTATTGGTCGCTCTAGTGGTAAGAAGAATCTAACGCTAGAGCAGATCGAACGTGTTGCTGACGACAGCTTGGGCGGTTCTATTGCTGATAAAATGCGTAACATTAAGGCGGCTCAAGATGAGTTTGACTTAATGAGCCGTGGGCCGACAGGTAAATTAAAAGATACATCTATGACGTTTGACGAGGCTGTGAAAGAAATCACAAAGCCAAATCTAAAAGAAAGCGAAGCTCGTCGTATCATGCGCTTCTTTGAAAATAATCCACAGATGCAAGAAAACATGAAGAACGTTCTATTGCAGGATATTTTAGCGTCTGTTGATGGTGATTTGTTTAAAACCACAAAAAATGCAGAGATGTTGCAAAAAATACTGAAGACATACAATGCAGGCGCATTGAAGCGTATTCTCGGTGATGATACCTATACAGCTTTAAAAGGCTTTGGTGACGACTTGGCAGCACTTGGTGACGTAACCAAGGAAGGTTCGATTGCCGCAGGCTCTCTATGGGCATTGGCATTCAAGCACCCCATGCAAGCGTTGGGTCGTATTGGTAAGATCAAATTGTTCGCAAATGCGTTGAGCAGCCCAACAGCTATGAAGAAATATATTCAGATTCGTAAGGCAGGTGCAGCTAATCCAGAAGATCGTGGTCGTGCTATGCTTGATGCAATCAACGAAGTTATGGTTGAACAGGGCGTTAACCCCGCAGCAACAATGCAGGCGACAGGTTCGTTGGCTCGCGGCACAGGTAGAGTGATTGGGCAAGCTGGTCGTGTAAATCGTGCTGCGCTTCCTAGAGCAGCAGGTATCACAACCCAGCAGCGCGGAGACACAACCCGAACAACTGTACCAGATGTAGCTTCGACATCAGTGTTTGATATTCCTGCTCCAGCAGTTCGTGCACCTTCTCCTACAAGGCCAATGGGACCAATTCAACAATTGCAACGCAACGTGCAATCGGAAATTCGCCAACGCGCAAGAGAAAACCCAGCAGTGGCTGCAACACTACTGGGCGGTCTTGGAAGCGCGGGGTTGCTTTAATCTTCTAATACAGAAGCAATGCCAAAGTTGTGGCGTTTGTCACGACGAGATGCCACCTTTGCTTGAATATCGTCATAAGCATCATCAATCATACGCGACAATTGGCGTCCAATAGCACGATCTTCATGATCCGCTATTTTTACTAATTTGTCGTAAGCATCTATTGAAACACCTACAGATTTGTATTTTACTGGATTCGGCATGGAGGACTTTCCCATAAATGACGTTTCCTACTGTATATAATCCCAAGCGGCGTGGGTCAAGACCCAAGTATGGTAATAAGAAAGTAACTGTTGATGGCATCAAGTTTGATTCCAAGTGGGAGTCACAGCGTTACATGTACCTCAAGTCGCTTGAACGCGCAGATCAGGTTAAGGATCTTGAGCTACAAGTGCGATACAACATAGCGGTCAACGGTGAAAAGATTTGCGCTTACGTTGCGGACTTTCGATACCAAAAGCAGGACAAGAACGGAGACTGGTACGAGGTGGTCGAAGACGCCAAGGGCGTCGAAACTCCTGAGTTCAAGTTAAAGAAGAAGCTGATGAAAGCTGTTCATGGTATTGAGATATTCCTGTCAAAGAAAAGGGGGCGTTAGCCCCCCCTCACTCATAACACACTACTAAAAGTTTTAATCTTTGGTGCGTCGAATTTTACATCCTTCATATACTCTTCCAGTTTTTCAATTGGAATTTGTTCAAGTAACTTAATCGCTTCCATGCGATCATGTTTTGAGTTCCAATCTGCTTCAAGTTGATAGATGACTTTTTCGTAGAGTTCTCGTTTAGTCATGTTTAACCTCATACTAGACATTTCAAACAACGTGCCAAATCATTCGACATTTCCATATTATCCCAAATCAAATGGAATGTCAATAAAAAAATTTATGTAAAAAAAGTCGTTGACATGTCCCAAGCTATATGGGATAGGTAAGGCTCTAGTAATTTAAAGCGGAAAGGAATCGACATGAATAGTCGTGAACTGTTCGAGCGTCGAGAGGAACTCAAGTACGTTATCAGTGAATTGCGTGATGAGTTGAAAGACGTTGAACAACAACTCCATGATACATTTTTTACCCAAGCGCGTGATGCTTTACGCGCAGACGGTAAGGACTTTGGCACCACATATATTGTTGCAGGCAATCGTAAGCTGAAGGCTACGGTGCGCAAGAAAGTCGTGTGGGATCAAGATGAACTCGGCTGCGTCTTAGAGGCAATGCCAGAGGAAGATGCACGTCATTACGGCAAGCTGACACTTGCTGTTGACGAGCGCAAATACACAGCGGCCCCACCCGCTATTCGCAACCTTCTTGAGCCATGTCGGACAGTTGAAGTCGGTGGCTTTACAATTGAGGAGTCAGAATGATGAATATCTTCGAAAAACTCAATCTTAAATGGCAAGAAATGCACAACACCGATTGTCCTTTGGACAGTAAGCAGTTGACCTTTAATTCTCTTCTTTCTTCAGAAGACGCAAAAAAACTGTGTGAGTTTAATTACAGTGGCAACAGAGACTTAAACAATCAAAACTATAGGCGATTTGTTAGGTCGATGAATTTAAACAGGTGGGACTTAACCCCAGAACCGTTAGTGTTTACTAAATATGATGGCTCTTGGGTTCTTATTAACGGAAACCACCGTTTAAATGCACAAATTGAAACCGGAAAACAAATTGCTTATGCGGTGTCAATTGTCAGAGAGCTTGAAATTTTTAAAATTCTTGATCAAGGAAAGGCACGTTCTATCCATGAAATCCTTAACATTGAAAAACAAGTAAGCGGCCCAATCGCTTATCTTTTTAGGTCTGCAACTTTTGTAAGAGATCCTTCGCATGAAGATGTTCATAAGGTCATTAATACTAAAGTTGGAAGTCTCTTAATTGAAATTGAACAAGAGATTAAGCCACCTAAAAGTGCAAGAAGTCCTTGGAAATCACCTTCCTTTAGGGCGGCATATGTTATGGCGATTGAGTTGGGCTTAATTGAACATGAAAAGGCTCGTGAGTTGTATAATGTAATCTGCCATTCAAACATTAAAAAATGGCCTGATGTATTTGTTTCCATGCACAAACAAATCATGGAAAAAACCATTGGGATCGAAACAGGTGGCAGAACTCTTGATAATACAAATTTTATGAGAGGGATGTATGCCTTTGCAAATTCTGATTGGGAAGGTGATCATATGTCTGTGCATCAATCTTTTAGAAAAAAACTAAAAGAAATGGTTCCAAATTATATGAAAAAATACACGTTAGAAGAAGAAAGGATGGTGTCATAATGGCTTTGCAAATTATCACAGCCGATCAGCGTCTCGCTGAAAAGAAAGGCCACAAGATCGTGGTGTGTGGGCAAAGTGGTGTGGGTAAAACCACACTCGCCCGAACATTAAACAGCGCAAGCACGTTGTTCTTGGACCTTGAAGCAGGTGATGCTGCAATCGAAGGACATCCGATTGACGTCATTCGCCCTCGCACATGGGCAGAGTGTCGTGACCTTGCGTGTTTTTTGGGCGGACCTAATCCCGCGCTCAGTGAGGATCAGCCTTACTCTCAGGCGCATTACGATTATGTTGCCTCAATGTTTGGAGACAGTGCAGAAATCTGGCAGAGGTACGATACTCTTTTCGTGGACTCTATTACTGTCGCAGGGCGTTTGTGCTTTCAGTGGTGCTTACAGCAGCCTGAGTCGCGCTCTGAGCGGTCAGGGAAGCTGGATACACGCGCAGCTTACGGAATGCATGGACGTGAGATGATGTCGTGGCTTACGCACTTGCAGCACATCCGCGAAAAGAATGTGATTTTTGTTGGCATCCTTGACGAAATCACAGATGATTATGGGCGCAAGCAATATGCGCTGCAAATCGAAGGCAGCAAAACTGGTCGTGAATTGCCCGGGATTGTTGACGAAGTAATTACAATGGCAATCCTGTCAGGGGATCACGGTCAGTATCGTGCGTTCGTCTGTCAGCCATTGAATGAATGGGGCTACCCTGCAAAAGATCGCTCTGGTCGCCTCGAAACTTTGGAAGAACCGCATCTTGGCAAACTCATGGAAAAGATGTCTAGTGGTTCTCCAGAGGACTCCAAGGATCTGACGTTCGTTGATCCTGCAACTCAAAACTCTAGCGAAGAGGTAGCATAATGCTAAATTTAAATAACGTACCCGCCGACGATAATTCACAAAACCGTGAGTTTACGTTAATCCCGAATGGCACAGTGTGCCGCGCCGTGATTGTTGTAAAGCAAGGCGACACAGAAGTCCCAGAGTTTGGCTCTGGTCCGTGGTTCAAAAAGTCCATGTCCTCTGCGGCAAAATGGATGGAACTTGAGTTCACTATCATTGGTGGTGAATATGATCGTCGTAAGTTCTGGGATCGCATCTTTGTCGATGGTGACAAGATGGGTCAGAGCGGCATCCCACAAGCCAAGGAGATTGGTTTGCGCACACTGAAGTCAATTGTCGAAAGTGCGCGTAACATTGATCCTGCGGACATGTCGCCACAGGCACAGCAAAACAGAAATATTTCTGGTGTTTTTGACTTAAATGCTATGGAAATCTGTGCTAAGATTGGTATTAAGAAAGGAACAAACGGCTATAGCGATAGCAATCGCTTGGTCGCCGCCTTGACACCTAATTCGCGGGAATTTATCCCAAGTGGTCAGGCTCCAGTAATGCAGACCCCAGCGGCTGCACAGTCGATGCAACAAGTGGCATCCACAGCGCCACCACAAGCGTCAGGAGCAATCCCATCTTGGGCTAACAGATAATCTAGCGGCAAGGCCATTCCGCGCCTGCTAGACCTCTGACCGGGGGGCAGAGGGC